GCTTGAGCATTGTTTAAATATCTTGCATAAGCATAATAAATTAACATTGGTTTAATTCCATCGTTTCTATAAGTATCAGAATTATAAACATAATCAACTCCATTAAACAAATCTCCATAAGTTGAAAGACTTGGCGAAGTTTCAAAGTCAGCAATTAAAGCTAAATAAAATTCATCTCCTAAGAATGGTCTTAAATCAAATTCTTGAGCTTCTAATATATAAGTATTTAGTTGTTTAACCTCGTTAACATTTGCACTAATTGGCTTTAATGTTTGTATATCTGCTAAAGTTATTAATTTTGTCATTGTACGGCTAATTCTATTGCTTCGTTTCTATCAAAACCATAAAGCATTGTTAGTATATTTATTTTTTGTTCCTCTGATAAATTAGTATTAGAAATTAAATCAGTAACTTCTAATTCATCAACTTTTGCCCTTAATGGTAATATATTAAATTCAGCTTTTTCAACTCTTATGTTGTTTCTAAATAGTTCTGTAAATATTTCTTCTAATAAATCTTGGTTATAATTTACAATACCATTATAATAATTTGTAGCATCTTGAATTTCTTTAGCAGAACCTAATTTACCAGAAGTTTGAAGTAATAATACTGGAGGTATTAAGTAGTTTCTTATTATAGAATCACGTACAGAATTTTCAGTATATTCATAAAGTCTATCAACTCCTTGAATATCTACTTTTTTTAAGTTAAAGGATGCTTCTTGCCCAGCTTTCTTTTCTAATAACATTATTTTTAAAGCATCGTCTGCTCCTTGAAATTCTGTTAAAACTTCTTCAAATTCTGCTCTATCATCATCACTTTCAAATTCATCAACTTCTAAGAAGTGTGAAGCCATAAAGTTAGTTGATACATTACGATATTTAAAAAGCTTAGTCTTAGAATCTGTTTGCATATCTTCTAAAACAGAATCAACTGGGCTTAATGGATAGCTTTTTCCATTTGCTGAATAGTAATAAACTTGACCGTTATAATTTTCCCACCCACCAGCTTCTTCAACTTGCTTTTCAATTACATTTGGAGCATCATTAAAAAAATCAATATAATCAATTTCTTCTTTTTTAATTCTACCATTTACCTTTTGCCAGTCATCGTATAAAGCTAATTTATCTGGATGGTCAGAATCTAAAGAAGTAAGTCTGCAATATTCAAAAGGAATATAATTATAACTTACTTTTTGATATAAAGCATTGTAATTTATATGAACAGCAAATCCATTATACTTTAATAAATCACTTGCTACTTTACGCAATAACTTTTTAGTTGTTAAACCTTTAGAATTAAGTTTAACGTTATTAAATTCTTTATCTGCAAAGTTTGCTCCAACAGTAAATTTTAAAGCTAAATTATGGCATAAAGTACCAACAGCAGAAGAATTAATTATATCTTCAACTCTTTGAGGATAAGCATTATCAGTATCATAATTTACAATACCTTCAGACCTATTATCCTTCTCCGTTAATCTCTTTTCTGTTGTTAGAGTTGCTTTCATTTACCTTAGCTTTTTTAGTTACTTTTTTAATACCTTTGTTTCTTGGTTTATCTTCTAAAAGCTCTTTCCAATTTTCTGGATAAACTTCAAATGATGCAATATGACCAGGATATTTTTTAAGTAAAGTAATAGCTTTAGCATCTGTTAAATTCGCTTCTGAAATCATAATATCTAATCCGTGTAATTGAATTAAGATACCTTTTTTTAATCTAAATTTACTTTCCATTTTTTCTTTGATTTTATTGATTTTTTCTTTTTTTAAGCTGCTAAGAACATTAAGAAAATCTGGTACGCAACCACAATTTTTAGTTCTATTTAAAGCACTCCCGAATAAATCAGAATGTAATTTACTTGTATCTTTATATTCTGGAGAATCAAATTTATTTCGCCACTCATTTAGAGTTGGCTTATAACTTAATACTTTTTTTATTTGTTCTTCAAGTTTCATTTTTACAAATATATAAAATAAAAGCATAGCATCTTACCGAAACTATGCTTTTAAATTATTTATAATTAAGCTGGTAATCCTTCAACTATTGCTTTAGTTGTTGCGTAATCAGTTATAAATACTGTTTTAGGCATATGAGGCTCCATTGCAGTTTCATCAGACTTTAATATTAAGTCAAAAGCTCCACCAGTATCAGTTGAAGCAACTTCTCTAATATTTTGAGTACAAACTAAACCAGCATCTGCTCCATATACTTCAAAAGCAGCGTTTCCATCAGTTCCTTTATATTTATTTTGAACAATAGCAACCATTTGACCTTTTGCTAAAAGTTCTAATTGTTCTTTTGCAGATGGAGAAACATCAAAAACTTTAAAGTTAATTTCGTGGTTGTAAACCTCTGCATAAGTTTGTTTTACTAATTCGTATTTTGGTACTACTGAATTGTTTTTACCTTGATAAGTATAAGCTACTATACCAGAAGCTAAAACAATATTTTCAATTATTTCTGTATTAGTTACATTGTAAGTAATTGCAGCATCTAACCAATCTTCTCTATTAATCAAGTAAAGCGTATCTTCTGCACCAGCTTGTAAAGGATTAGTACAGTTTACACTTAAATTACTTGTAATAGTTCCACATATTGTAGGCATATTATATTTGTTTTTATTAGTTAAAGGTTGCTGAAATTAATCAGCAACCTTATAAATTTATTTATCTTAGTAAGCTACTTGAACCATATAGTCTTCAATTACTTTAGCATCCATATTTACTTGGAAGTCAATGTAATTTTTCTTAGTAGTTCTATCGTAGTGTACATCAAAGTCAGCTAAAGAGTTAACAGAATCAAAACCAACAGCTAAGTTTTCTTTTGTTGTTAAAACAACTCTATGAGGTAAATAGTAAGTAGTTCCGTCATCGTAGTAAGCTTTGATAATTCTATCCCATAAAGAGAATGAAATAACTTCAATACCATCAGATTTAAGAACCTCAATTCCATTTTCGTATCTTTCAGTTGTAAAAGCAACGTTAGAAGCTTTTAATTCTCTTCTGTACTGGTCAGCAACGCTTAAAGTAACAATATAAACTAAGTCAGCTCTTTCTCTTAAACGAGTATCAGCATCATATAAAGTGTTCTGTAAAGCATTCATCACAACTTTATTAGTTGTATCAGTACCATCAAAAGCTTGTAACGCTTTAGAAGCTTGACCATTTTTAGATGTTAAATCTGTTGTTTTTCTATCAGAATCAGCAGTAACAATAGCGAATATTTGTTTCCAAAGTCCATCAATTTTGTTGAAGTAAGCAACGTTTGTTCCAGAAGTTAAAACTCCAGCTGGTGAAGCATCAACATCAGCAGCAGCAGTATCACCGAACCAAGCAGTTCTTAAAGCAGCTTCTGAAACTTTGTAACGTAATAATACATCTGCAATGTAGTTGAAGAAATCAACATTAGTTAAATCTGCTTCTTGTACTCCATTATTTAAAGAGTAGTTTACAAACGAATCTTTTAAATCAGTATAACAAGCTTCAAGTCTATCAGACATTGCAGCAGGGTCCCAAAACTTCTCACTTGAAGTAATAGCGTTTGTAGCACTTGAAGGGTCGCACCCACCAGTACCAGCACCTAATAAACCACCTAATTGGCTCATAAATGCAATTTGTTCTTTAGCTTTAATTCCTTCTTTAATTGTATGGAATAAACTTAATTCTGGATTTTTAAATTCTTTCTCAAATATTACTTGAGATAACTCTTTAACTTCTTCTCCGTTGAAAGTTAATTGAGCTGGTGTAATTAATGCCATTTTTTAATCTTTTTTAATTATTATTATTTTTTTAATTCTTCTTTTCTTGCTAAAGCTTTTTCTTTAATAGTTAATTCTTTAGCTTTTTTATTAAATTCTTCTTTCTTAGCTTTCGGCTCGTACTTTGATTGAATTTCTTTTTTGAATGCTATAATTTCTTCTTGAATTGTTGCCATAGCATTTTCTTCAACTTCTTTAGCTTTAGCAGTTGCTTCTTCTAATTGAGCTTTTAAGCTTTCAATTTCAGTTTTCATTGCTTCAACATCTACCACTTCTGGTTCTGTTATTTCTGAAACCATACCATCAACAACAACTATTACAAAACCAGCTTCGGTTGTATAGTTACCATCTGGAGCAATTTCTTCTCCTAACATTACTTCTTCTCCAACTTCTGGCATTTCGCCTTCTGATGCAAAAGTTAATTCTCCATTGTCAGTTGCAACCATCATAGCTTTTACTTCTTCTTCAGTTTCAAATGCTTTAACGATAGATGCTACTATCTTTTCTTTTAAATTCATTTTTTTGTTATTTATATTAGTATTAATTATTTCTTTATCTATAAAAGCAACTGCTTTTAATTCTAAATTTTGCACTATTTCAGAACAAAACCCTAAGCTTACACATTCTTCTGGTGTTAAACTTGTTTCTTGTTTCATTAAACCACTTAAAGCAGCTTTGTTTAAACCAGTTGCTTTATGATACATATTTAACATTGCTGTTTCTGTTTGTTTAATGTATTCAGAAGCTTCAGCAAGTTCATCAGAATTACCAGAAAAACCTTCAATTAAAGGGCAATGAATAAAGTAGCTTGTACCCTCTTTAATTTTTCTTTGATGAATAGGTCTTGCTAAATGTATTTCTGTTCCCATTGAAGCACAAAAGCCATCAGCTATTGTAATTGCATTATCTAATTTAGAAATATATTCAGCTATAAGTTTACCTACTCTGACCGAGCCACCTTCTGAATTGATATAAATTAAATATTGTTCTGCTCCTTTATTTTGTTCAATTTGACTAACAACATCTTGAAGTTCAACGCCTCTTTTAGATTCTGTTGAGCCAATCATTCCATTAATATATATTTTTGCTATCATATTTTAATAAATAGTTACATACAAAATTAAACAACTTATATAGATAGCTATTTTAACAAAAGTTGTAAATTTTAAACTTAGTTTAAAAAAGGTTTAAAACTTGTAGCCTTAGTCTAACTAAGCTTAGAGCCTTATAGGTTTAAAAATTTTAAACCAAGTTTAAAGTCTGTAGCCCTTGCTACCATTGGGCTGGAGTACGATTTTAAACCAATTTAGTTTAAAAAGTATTTTTTTTAGTTTTTAAAATATTTTTTTTCAATTTTTTTTAATTTTAAACCAAAACTTTTAAAAATCGGCTGTGCTCTTAGTTACACTAAGCTTGTAGACTTTAAACTTAGGTTTAAAAAGTTTAAAAAGTTTAAAAAAATAAAAAATAATTATCTAAAAGTTTGTTTTGTATTAAAGTAATATTGTATATTTGCTTTATAAACTTAAAAACAAAAACGATGAAAAATTTAGTAGAAGCTTTAAAAAAAGAAACAAAAACTTTAAAAATTCAATTTATTCAAATGAATAAAGATTGGGCTAAAAAGGAATTTAAAAGATATGAAAATACAACTTATATAAATATACTTGAAAAATATGGCATACTTACTAAAGGTTTTAAAGGTGTTGAATTTTACGCAAAAACAAGAAAATCAGAAGCAGAAGCTAATAAAAGAATTAAAATATTAAGTTTAGGATTAGAAGGTTTTTTATTAGAAACTGAAAAACAAGCTAATTTACACTATAATCAATCTATTGAAAAGTTAGCTTTTAGAATTGAGAAAAAAGGATTAGACACAAATAAATTAAAAACTTTAACATCTCACATAGGAGTTAATATAGAAACAACTTTAACAGATGGTAATAAAAAAGTAACTGCATTTACAATAATAGCTGAAGGCGAAATACAAAGACCACATTACAGATATTTAATTAAATAACAAACAAACCTAAGCAAGTTTTAAAACTGCTTATTAACTTAAAAACTATGGAAACTCAAGAAGATATTAAAACGGTTGTTGAAATACTAAAAGCACAACCACAAACAGAAAGATTAATAAGAATTATTAAAAGCTTAGAAAGTATTGATTTTAACGAAGAACAATTTTAAATAATAACTTAAAAATTAAAACAATGAAAAAAGTAACATTAACAGTATTAACAATTATTTCTTTAGCATCTTGCACTAAAGAATATGTAAGTCCAAATTCAAACCACGCTCAAAATGATGGTAAAGAAATTCAAAAGCCAAAAATTTATGAAGGTAACTGGTTATTAAATTACAGCAATAGTGCATTAACTTATCAAGCTGAATATACTGCTTCAACTTTTAAAAATGATAGCATAGTTTTTAACTATCGTTTTGAAAACGGTAACTATATTCTTGATACAAATGGAGTTGATACTTATCAGCAAAGAATTAAGATTTTATTAGATAACCAAATGGAATGGAATCAGCTTAATCTAATTGATAGTACAAGTAGAACGTTATACTTTACAAAATGATAGTAAATATTTTAGGGCTGGGCGAATCTATAAAGCATTATAAACCTAAATGCAATGAAATAGCAATAGGAGTTAATGATGTTTACAAGCATTTTAACGTTGATTATTTCGTTTGTGTAGATAAACCTCATAAGTTTACAGATGAACGTTTAATGGCTATTATAGATAATCCAGCTCCATTATATACTCACTTGATAGATTGGTGGAAGCTTAGAAATAATATTAGGTTAATTGAGTTGTCAAATGGTCGAGGTAATTTAAAGGAATTAGATTCTGATAAATATTGCCATTCAAACAATTCAACTTATGTAGCTGTAATATTAGCTTATAAATTAGGAGCTACTGAGATTAATCTTTTTGGAGTTGACTTTAATAGTCATAAGCACATTAAAGATAACGTATTAGAACAAGCTATAAGTCATTTTAAATTATTATTTTTGGCTTTAAAGAGTAAAGGAATTAAAATTAATATAACTAAAGAAAGTAAATTGTATGATAAAAGTGAATGAAAAATATGTATATTTGTATCATGAAAAAAGATAAAGAATATTTTAGAATACATAGTTGGATTTCTTATCATCATGGTAAAGCTAATAAGTGTGAAAATGAAAACTGTGAATCAGAAAATCCAAAACGATATGAATGGGCTTTATTGAAGGGTAAGGATTATGTAAAAAACAGAAACAATTATATTATGCTTTGCCCTTCATGTCATAGAAAATATGATTATACAGATAAACAAAAAGAAAAACAATCATTAGCAAAAAAAGGTGTAGAGGCTAAAAACAAAATATGTGTTTATCAGTATACATTAGACAATGTATTTGTAAAAAAACATAGTTCTTTTACAGATGCTGCAAAATATGTAGGAGGTATCCCATCCGCTTTTTCAGCTTTAAAAAGAGGTAGATTAAAAACTTATAAAAATTATATATGGAAGTTCGAGAATTAAGAATTGGTAATTATTTACAATGTAAGATAACACAAGAAAGTGTTGTTATTAAAATGATAGATAGTCAATGTGATGTTTGCTCGTTAAATGATGGTCTATGTGATTTAGAATTATTAGAACCAATACCACTAACCGAAGAATGGTTGTTGAAGTTTGGGTTTGAATTACAATTAGATGGAAGTTATCAAAAGAATGATTTTTCTATATTCTTAGATAAAAGGTTTAATACTAATTTATATTTGCAAGATAATGAGAAAGGCAGTTTTAAATGGTTTGGTTATGAATGTAAAGTTATTCACGTACACCAATTACAAAACCTTTACTTTGCTTTAACTAATGAAGAACTAAAAATTAAAGAATATGAATGAAAAAGATATGAAACAAATGTTTATAATAATGGCTATAGCTAAAGCTTTAGATGACCAGTTATTATTAATAGAAAATAAAGATTTAAAACATATGAATAAAGTAATATTTAAAAGACTTGTTAAAGAATCTTCAAACATTTACAAAGTCTTAGATAGAACTTTAGGAATGAATAATGAAACTGTTGAAGCTATGACCGATACAATACACGATTTTATAGAAACAGTTAAAAGCAAAATAGATATTAAAGAGTAAAATAGTTATCTACTTCAATTAATCTCCTACCTTTAAAATATGATATTGAATCATTTATTTTAGCTTCTTTGTATTCTTTAATAAATTGTTCAATATCTTTTTTACTCCAACGTATTGAAGCAGCACTATTATTAAACTTCAATTCAATATCTTGTCTAATTACTGAATAATGATGTAGCATTAATTCAGATTCTTTAAACTCATAGAACTTATTACAAGTATTAACTCTCACGCAAGGGTCAGTATGTACTGGATATTTATTTGAATCTATCTTAGTATTATTATATAGCTTACAAATAAAAGGCATCTGATAATCTTCTATTGGTGTTAATTGCCAGTTAGCTTGTTTGTAATATGTAAACATCTTTGAAGTAGTTACATCATAATTCAAAGCTATTTCTTTAGCTCTTTTAAATTCTTCTGTTTTGTAATAATGGTCTGTTGCTAAGAATAAAAAATGAGTACATTCCAACTCCTTAGCTTTATTTAAAAGTTGCTGGTGTTTCATTCTTTCGTTATCGTTTGGAATCATATTAGATTGAGGTTTATATTCAATCAATATATATTTACTTGGTAACGTTTTAATAAAGCTTTCAATTTCTTTAGATTCGTTAAATGTATTTGATACCTTTTGCCAACCTATTATAATTACATCAACATCATTTTCTATTTGCTTAATAGAACCTTTTAATAATTCTAATCCATCAAATATTGTATATAAAGCAGCTAATTTCATCTTATATTACTTCTTAATTCCTTACAAGGATTACCAACATAACAGTAGTTATTTCTTAGCTTAGATTTTTTAGTTACTATTGTACCCATTCCAAACATACAACCAGAAGGAATTTCTAATCCTTGATGAATCATAACACCCATTCCAATATTTGTATTTTCTTTAATTGTAACTTCTCCACCTATTGAGCTATTTGGAGAAATAGTAACATTACTTTCGAGTAAACAATCGTGTCCGATATGAACACCTTTCATAATAAAGCAGTTATTACCTACAATAGTATCTTGATAAGTTCCAGCATCTATTGAACAATTACCATTTATAACAGAACCACTTTTAATAATAACAGAATATTTACTTTCTGTATTCCAAAATCTTTTATGTTCTGCTTTAGCTCCAATTATAGAATTAGCACCAATATAAACATTATCTTCAATTATAACATTAGGATAAATTACCGCTGATTTGTGAATGAATTTGCTCATAAAATTTAAAACTATCTTTTGTTATTTCTTTTAAGTATTCAAAGTTTGAATCTTTGTTATTGTATCTAAATCTATTAGAGTGAGCTTTGCCACCACAATTACCAACACCGTGTTTAATTCCTAAACAAATAGGATTAATAGTATTAAATGTTTCTCCTTTGTAGTTTTTCCAAAGGTATAAATCTAAAAATACTTCTTCGTCGTTTGGGTAATCAATATCTAAATCTTTAGTTATCATTGTTGAGAATAACGAAGCTCTACCTTTATGAATCATTTTAGTGTATTCTAAAGACCTTAAACTATAATATATAGTATTATCTAAGCCAAATAATTTAGGTTGATTACAAGCGTTCCAATAACTTAAAAATACTTCTAAATAAATAGGCGAATAGTAATCGTCATTTTCCCAGAAAAATATAACATCAGCACCTTTATTTTTTAAGCTTTGAATACCTAATTTACATCTTAGAGTTAAATCAGTTTTTAAAGTACTTTCAAAATTCACTACCTCAACAAAATCAGCTTTAACTGTTTGTTGTTTCAACATCAATAAACTATGTTTTAAAAACATAGGTCTATCGTTTCTATCTGGTATTAATATTCCTATTTTCAACTTCTCATTGATTTAATAGCGTTGTAAACTGTTCCCTCTGCTACTTTGCAATCCATAGCCGTAAAGGTTAAAGCATCCATTTTGCTTATATCAGACTTTAAATAAGTGTTGTAAGTTTCAAAAATATCATAGTAAAAATCTACTTTCAAAGATATTAAACCACTTGCTAACATTTGTTTGTAAATACCAGCTTTCTTTAAATAATCTATTTGTTCTTTCATAATTACAAATATAATATTTTTTATTATATTGTTGCAGCTACTTCAACAGAACTTACATCATTTTGTTTTTCATTAATATCTTGAACAACAACAACTGGACTTGGCATATTTGATACTAAAGAAAGTATTTGTTTTTGACTTTGTATTTGTGCATCAATACCACTTGAAAGGTTTGAAGTAACTAATCCACCATCAGCATAACCATTTTGTCTTACCGATTCTAAAGCTGAAATAGCACCACTATATTTAGGATTGGAAACAATATGCTTTGGTACTACATATTCGCCTCTATGAACAACCCCAGCGACATCATATTTACCACCATCTCCAGTATAACCACCTTCAGCAAAACCAGAAGAATTAATTATACTTTTAGCTTGAGCAATATTACCTAAGATACGAGCTAAACCAGCAACGAATTGACCAACTCCAGCACCACCAAAAGTAACAGCATTTGCTGGATTAGCTTCAGAAGCAGCAGTTAAACTCGAAATAGCTCGAGCAGTATCTATTGCAACTTCTCCTAAAGCAAAAGACTTTTGTAAAGCAGCACCAGCACCAGCTAAATTTGCTATACCCATAGACAAGTTTTTAAAGTTGTTATATCTTGCTTGGTTTTCTGCTTTGTTTATTTCTGTTAGTTTCTTTTCATTGTTTGCAATCTGGTCATTATACTTTTTTTCTATTGCTAATTTTTGTACTCCAGTAGCATCTGTATTTTTTATCTCAGCATCTCTTTTAGCTTTCAATAATAAGTTAGTAGCTTTTAAATCTTCTTGAGCTAAAAATATTTCAGCATCTAAATTAGCTTGTCTTTGTTCTGCTTTCTTTTCTTCATCTTCAATTCTAAAAGCTTCATTCATTTCATATAAAGCAGCTCTTTTTTCTTCTTCTAATTGAAAAGCTAATTCTATTTCTGCTTCGTTATCTTGTTTTAATTTAGCAATCTTATCATTAAACTTATTAACTAATTCTTGTTGTTGTCTTTCTCTATCGTCTGCAATTCTTGAAACTTCTAAATCTCTTAATTCTTCTTGAGCTGCAACTTCACGTTTCAACCTTTCTTCAATTATTTTTTGTTGTTCTGCTAATTCTGTTTCTCTCGCTGCTTTTCTCTCTTTAGCTAAAGCGTTTTCTTCATTTCTTAAAGAATTTAAGTTAGCTAATTGCTCAGATTGTTGTCCAGCTATTCTTTCGTTAATATCAATAATTACAAATTCAGCTTCTGCTTTAGCATCTAATAAGTCTGGGGTTTCCCCTTCTAGTTCTAGTTTTTGTTTAACTAAACTAAGCTCTTTTTCTGCTATGCTTAATTCTCTTTTGCTTTGTTCTTCTAATACTTTAGCTAAATCTTCATTTGCTTTCTTTCTTACAGCCATAGAGTTGGCTTCGTCATCTCTTATTTGTCTTAATTTTTCAGCATCTAATTGAGCTTGATATTGTATTTTTTTCTGCTCACGTCTTAATACTAATAATTCAGCTTCAGAATCAGCCATCCTATTTGAGGCTTCAACTAAAGAATTTGTACTATTAACAAAATTATCAACACTTGCAGCAGCTTCATCAAAACCTAAAAAGCTTAAAGCATCAGATACTAAATTACTTGCTGCTGTTGCTACTTCTCCAAGATGTTCAAAAGCACCTATTAAAGTATCAACTATAAATTCAGCAATTGGTTCTATTACTTTCATTAAAGCACTAAATACATTGCTTAATAAAGTCATTCCTTTATTTAATGTATTACTTCCTTTTTCAGTTCTTGCAAATGATTTATACAATAAAGTTAAAGCTCCAACAATAGCAGTAACAACTAAAACAACTGGATTAGCTAATAATGCTATTAAACTTTTTGACATTGCTTTAATGCTTTGTATAGAACTACCTACGGCATTATCCATTTCTCCAAGTCCTTTAGCATAATCTCCAACGCTTCTTCTATTGTTACCTACTGCTTCTTCACTACCTTTTAAACTATTAGTAATATCTAATATTTGCTTTTCTAATTTCTTGCCTTCTTCTGTATTCTCTCTTTGCTCCTTACTTAGTAAATCATACTGTTTAGTCAATACACTTAATTGTGCTTTCTGTTGTTCTAAACTTCCAGTCTGTGCTTTGTTAGCTTTTGTTAAGTTGTTTATTATTTTGTTAGAATCGTTATATTCTCTTTTTAATTCTGCTAACTTTTCTTTATTCTTTTGAAATTCTAAGCTTCCTTCTTGACCAGTCTTTTTTAAATTCTTTTGCTCATTATTTAGCTTTACAATTTCGCCATTTAATTGAGCGGCTGCCTTACTAAAATCTTCAATATCGAAATCAATCTTTAGTAATATTTCTTTTTCTTCTGCCATTTTTTATAATCTTATTAGAGTGCATTTTGTTGATTGTCCAGCTTTGTAATTACTTACTTGTAATAAATAAAAGTTATCGTTCATTCTATCGTTTATAATTGTTTTAGGTTTTCCAAAATCTAAGTTTACAATATCCAAAGGAGTTAAATCTAAATACAAAGATACTACTTTAACCTTTTGAAACATATCTGAAATTGGTTGATAATAAGTATTAACTAAACTTTGAAAGTCTAAGCTTACACTTTCAGAAGTGTTATTAAATACTGTTAAAGGGCAACCAGTATCATAATCTAAACCAGTAGTTAAAAGAGTATTCCCGGGACTTGAAAGAATATTAGGAAACCCTATTAAGCTTGGAACGTGAGAACTACTAAATGTTGCTATTGTGTTTTGATTTGATAACCTTAAAAAATAACATTTATTTTGTCCGTTCTGCTTTTCTATTCTATCAGTTTGATAAGCTCCAAACGGCGAACTTGTACCAGCTGTATTATTTTCATTATCTCTATTTGCTATCCTACCTTCGTTTTCAAAAATAGGTACTTTAGGATTAGAATAATTTGAACCAGTAGCTATAATAGTATAACTATAATAATCGTTTATAGCATCAACTGAAACCTTAACTACATCTCCTTCATTACCTAAAGTCAAATCTGGAATAGTTATAAAGCCATTGTAATCTGTTTCATTAGCATAAACGAAATTAGATTTTTGATAGTAGTTACCATATTTGTAGCTTAAAGAAATTCCTTTATCTAAGTTTACTTTGCTACTCCAATCTTCTGGAGTTTCAGTTGCTAAGTCATTGAAATAATTTAAGCTTAAAGTTTTAGTTAAATTGTTAGCTTGTAAATTTAAGCCGTACATTAAAATTAAATCTTTTAAAAAAGTATCTATTTGATAGTCGTATAATTCAGTACAATCAACAGTATCTAAAGGATAGATAGTTGAAGTTTGGTTAAAAGTATAGTTGCTACCTTGTAACATTTCAACAGTTGAAACATAATTAGAACCAGTTGAGCCAGTAGTATCTTCATCATAATAAAGAAACGGCTTGTAATATTTACCAGCTTCTAAGTAATAAGTACATTTAACAGTCTTAGCTATTTCTATTGTTTCAGTTGCTGTTGTTGTTCTTGTAGCATCATAACCAGAATCATATAAGTATGTGTAATCTTGACTTCTATAAGCTGCTTCAGCTACATAAGTCCCACTAATATCTGTTTCACATAGTCTTATAGCATAAGCTAATCTTCTACCTTTAGGAGCTGTTAAAGTTAAGTTTAAATTAAAGTCAAACTCATAGGTAGCCGTTCTTTTATTATTTATCTTTATTATATCTCCATTAAAAGTTGCTACTGATGAACTTGAGTTATTATAAGGCATATTAAATACCGTTCTTGCAAAGTTCCCTACATTAGCTCCTAAAGGTTGTGAACCAGCAGTATAAAAAACATTGTCCGAAGTAATACGTTCATCTGTACTTTCAGAATCAAAGAAATCTTTTTCATACTTATTGCAAGTAAATATACTCTTTAAAAATTCTGTGTTGCTAAATACATTACCGTCAATAGTCCAACCAGTATAATCTGCAATCTTTTGTAATAAGCTATAAGAATAAATTGATGGCATAACACCACCCATCATATTCAACTTGTTATTTATTATGTTTTCAGTTCCACCAGTTGCATCTAATACTTGACCTTTTCCCCAATCTGCAAAAGCATAAACTAAGCCGCCAGTTGTAGCTTTAGAGTAAGTCATAAAATCAGTCGCATTTAAAGTATGCTCGTAGTCTGAAAAATCTAAGTCATTTAAATTAACTCCTTTAATTAAATTAAAGAAATCAGAGTTGCCACTTAAAATATTAACTGTAAAGCTATCATCTCCAGTTGTTTCTATTACTGCTATTCCATCAGCTAAAACTTCAACACCATCTATAAATATTGAAGCTCTATTAAAAGCATAAGGATAATTAGAATCTGAATTTACTATATGAGTATTATCTAATATTGTTTTATTGTTAGCTGTTAATGGTACTTTAAATTTATTTGTAAAGCTTCCACCACGTGCATTTAGATTGGTTAAGTTAGCTGTTTGATAAGTTATACCAACCCCAATATTAGGGTACAAATCTATTCTACTATCGTTTATAAATAATTCTGTCATTTACTCGCTTATTACATATTGTTTAGGTAATATAATATCCATTTCAATTTCAAAGTTTTGTTTATTTGTACGCTTATATATAAAGCTTCCAGTATCTATTCTTACATCGTGCCATTTAGCTCCTTCTGTTGTCCAAGTTGTTGGGTTAGTTAGCATCTTTACTTTAGGACTTTCAAACAAACCTCTTAAGCCGTCCATATCTGATTCTTCAACAAAAGAACCAACTGTAATAGTCTTTTCATTTGTCTTACTTATTATTCCATCATTACCTTGAGTTGTTTCTAAGTCAGAAACATATCTTTCAAAATAACCAACCTCTTTAGTCTTTGTTATATAATTGTTTAACTTACCAAACAACCAATAAGAAGTTCCACCAAAACGGTTTAACCAGCTTAAATATATAGGGTCGTTAATACAACTATTGTTTAATTTTATTATTTTGTGTTCGCTTACTTCGTCTGCTAAAGCCATATCTTATTGTTTTTAAATTAACCTACTGAAACTTTTTCCAACCATACGTCTAAAGTGTCTTCTGTATAGCCACCGTTTAACTTCATTCTATTGATATATCCTTTGCCACTATTTGAAAGAATGTAATCAGTAGAACCAGAAGAAACTCCATTAATATTATAAGGTTCTTCTAATTTCTTTAAAGCAAAAGAACCAGTTGCAAAATCATTATTAAATATAAAGTCTAAGCTAAATGGAT